ATCAATGGTTCGGGCATTGGATATTCAGCCTATGCCCAGCGTATAGGTGCATCGTTTGAAAAACCCATGCAAGGATTCAAAATGGTGGATAAAAAGTATGGATTCACGACCAAGCTACCTATCTTCTGCGAGTGATGATTCTTATCTTTGCAATATGCCAGCCCAAAAAAAGAAGCCAATCGTTCGCAAGCCACGAATAAAACCCATTGCACAGCAAGAGATGCGTGAATGGATAAATACTTTGCAAGTGCTGATGGAGAGCGAGATGATTGATTCAGAGAAAACATTGCCCGGTGGTGAACCTGTGATGAAATCTTTTTGGACAGAGGAAGAAATCTATTCCATCAAGGGCAGGATTTTTTACATACTTGACTTTATACCAACAAAATGATAGAAACATTCACATTCCTTGCTCTTGGAGCGTACTTCGGCATCATCGAGGCAATACTATTCCACCTTGTTGATTGGAATCGTTTAAAAGAGTTTAACGCAAGACGAGATATTCATCAGGTATTTTCTTTTGTTCGAGTTTTGGCATACTTTACCATTTGGGGCATTGATGGTGAATCGCTGATGTTTGTCATTCCCTGCATCCTGATGTTTCCATTCATACATGATGGAGTTTATTATCAGGTGCGGTATTTTTACAATTCAGGCATATACAAAAAAGGATTTTTCAGCGACCCGAGTAAAACAGGAACAGCCATCACCAGCATGTCATTCAAGAATAGATTGATTTCGTTTTTGATTGGTTTGGCAGCGTGTATATTTATAGAATACTATTGGAGGCTGTGAATGGAAGAAAAAATCAATAACTTTGCAGGTTGACAAAAAAATGAAACAGAAATTACTTTCAGAAAAATTCATTGCCATGCTGAATGCAAGAGGCGAGGATGAACTAAATGCAGAGGCGATGTATCGTCAGATTGCGAATATCGCACAGGAGCGAGGCTTGTTCGGTTTTCAGTCGTTTTGCTTAAAGGAAGCAGAACAAGAAGCAAAGCACTATCAGGAAATTGTGAACCTGCTGAATGATTACGGAGTTTGTTATGAGTACAAGGTTCGTCCATTGAAGATAAGCGAGGACATGGGATTAGGCGAATTGCTTCTCCTTGCATTTCAAACCGAGAGCGACCTGTATATGAATTATCAAGCCCTTGCCGATAATTGCATCAACACAGATGCAAGAGAATACGGAGTTTTCAACTTTGCCATTCACAAGGTTGATGAGCAGAGAAAATCAGTTGGTGAGTGGGGTGACATCATTGCTCGGTACGAACTGAACGGAGATATTTACGGATTTGACAACTATCTGAAATCATTGTAAGAAATGGCAAAGCGTGATGGTTTTAATTTTGATTTGTTGATGGAAAAAATGAAATCCAGCAAGCCAAAATTATTGACCACACTTGAAGTGCAAGCGACTGACCATTTTGTAGGCTCATGGAAGAAAAAAGGATGGGTTGATAGAGGGTTAGAGCAATGGAGGGAAGTAAAACGCAGACAGCCGGGCACGAAAGCATACAAGGCAGCGAAGAAAGCAGCACGGACACGGGCAATACTTGTGCAATCGGGCAGACTTCGCAGGTCGTTTTACACACGCATAAAGAGAATGGACATTGTGCAGATAGCAAACAGCGCACCATATGCACAGGTACATAATGAAGGGGCGAAAGGCACAGCATATGTCAAGCCACATTCACGATATGTGAAAAGCGGTGAGTATGCAGGCACGGGGATATTCAGCACCAAGACAAGGCGTGAAAAAAAAGTGCAGCTGGAAGCAAAACAGAATGTAAGAGGTTACAGCAGAAGGGTGAACATTCCGCAAAGACAATTCATGGGGCATTCGCATCAGTTGGAGCAGCAGCAGATAAGAGCAATTCAAAGATGGATAAATGAAGCAATTCGTAATTGACATAATTGAGAGGGTAAAAACAGCAACGGGTGTTCAATTCGTGGCATTGTTCAATCAGCAGTATCAGCGCATACTAAGCGGACAGGATGATGGCGAGGATGGTTTTTTATTTCTAACACCTGCTGTATTTATCGAATTTGATTTTTCCGATGTTCGGCAATTAGGTGCAGGTTATCAGATGTACGAGGTAAGAACGAAGCTGCATATCGTGGATTTGCAAGCGGATGCAGCAGATGGAACGCTTGACCAAAATTTGCAGATATTCGACATCAAGAATGATGTTTTTTTGAAGATGCAGAAATTCAAGCCGACAAAGGGAAGCGAGATGATAAGGGTTAGTGAAGTGCCTGACTATTCTCATGGCAATCTGTACATATGGCAACAGGAATATGTGAATACATTAGTTGCCAACGAGGGCAAAGATGTGATTGGAGGACAAACGAAAGCAGCACCGCAAACATTCGATATAACGAACGATATAATTTAAAACAATGGCAAGAACAGTCAACGAAATAAAAGCGCAGATGATTGCAGAAAAACAAGCACAATCATCATTAAATGCACTCACATCTACATCGCAGACAGCGTTCTGGAATCTATACATCTACCTTGTGGCGGTTGCAATCAATATTTTTGAGCAGATAATGGATTTGTTCAAAGTGGATATTGAAGCGGTTGCAGCAAAAAGCTATCCCGGCTCACGACAATGGATTCAAGCGAAGGTTTTTGAATTCCAATACAGCGCAACGAATCCGCAGTATGTTGAGATGCAGAGTGATTTTTCGCTTGCATATCCCGTTATTGACACATCATTGCGAATAGTAACAAGATGCAGCGTGAATAGGTTGTTAAATAAAACGGTTCTGATAAAGGTTGCAAAGAGCGACCCACCGACAACATTATCAGCAGGCGAATTGACTGCATTGCAATCGTATGTGAATGATATTGGATTTGTTGGTATTGATTATTCATTGCTTAGTGAATTACCTGATAGAATGGGCTTAGAAGCGGAAATTTTCTATGATGGGCAGTATGCCGCAAGCATTCAGGCGAGCGTTATTAATGCCTTGAATAATTACCTTGCAAGCATTCCATTTGATGGAGTAGTGAATGTGCAAGCGGTTGAAGATGTTATCCTATCCGTTGAAGGAGTAAATGATATTGTGCTTGCAGGATTAACGGTACGCAGACAAAGCGTATCGTATGCCAACAGAACATATATTTTTGACTTGCCATCGGGATTGAATTTGAGACAGTACGAAACTTATGCAGGGTATATCATCCAAGAGGACACGATAGGCGGCACATTCGCAGATTTATTGATATTCACACCGCAGTAAAAACATGGCGATTACTGACATAAATTTCTTTACATTTTGGGCAAACAACTTGCCTGTTCGCCGAAGAACAGCACGCAGAATTGCACGGGGATTTGTGTACATGCGACCCATGCAATGGCTTCGGGATATGTTTTTCAATGAATATGTCAATCGCAATCAGGCAGGGTTTTATTGGGGTTCTATTTATCCATATTTCCCCGGTGATATTGTTGCATATCGAGGCGATTACAAAGTATATCAGGTAAAGGAAAACATGACACCACCTATCGGCACATTACCAACGAATACAGAGTACTGGTACAAGGTTGCAGATTACCCTGTGGGCTTTTTTTACAGGCAGCATGCCACAGCGGAGAAATTAAAACTTGAATGGTTGCTCAATAAATGGTTCAGCGCAGTATATGCAAACCCACCTTCAACGAGTGATATTTACATTGTAACATTATCACCTGACAATGAGTATTTTTTGGCAGGGTATAATGAGCAGCAGAGCAGCCTTGCTGTATTTGCAAATGGAACAGCGGCAAACTTTGTCGGTGCATCAAATCCAAACTATGATGCAGCAAACTTTGAGATTCACATACCCATTGCAAAATACAATGCCATTGCATCAACAAATTTACAGCGTGAGAAAATCTTTCGCAAAGTTGTTGATGAAAGGGTAATTGCAGGAACACAATACACAATAATAACCTACTAAAAAAAGATATGTCATACAGATTACTTACCACGAACATCACAGGTGGAGCAGCCATGCCGATAAAAAAGGGAACGCTCGACCTTTACAACCAAGAGTTTGAATTAATCACCCGAGAAATTGGAAGAATATCCACAGGAACGAAAACCACAGATGTGTGGATATTGTGGGGCTGTTTTCCAACGATAACAGGAGGCACAACATACGCATTCACAGAGGGTGCAATACTTTATCAGAATGTCATCCTGCGAGTGCCAGCGGTAACGATTACGCTTGGCGGTGGGCAAGTGCCTGTGTTTAATCTCGTCACAGGAAATATCACATCAGCGATTGCCGACCCTGTTCTTTTTTCAGATAACAACACATACAATGTGCATCAAGATTTCAGCGCAACGATAACCGCAGCCACAGCAGGAAGTGGTATCTGTAATTGGAGCGATGCTAAGTATTACAACACAGATTGGAAAGACGAAAGCACATCCCGATTCTTGAATGCGTATTGGCGCATTTATCAGGGAAAGTTAGAGTTTAAGGGCGAAGTTGATTTAAGTACATCATTTTCTCCTGTATCAACTTGGTTTACACTTCCATCTTGGGTAGAACTTGCACAAAACATATCAAGACCTTGTTTTGTTTCTGATATTGGTTCAAGTTCATTGTCTTGGGGATATCTTTTGTTTAGAATTGACAAAACAACTAACAATGTAATTTATCAAGCATCTGCATTAAGCGGAACAGCCGGAGCAGGTGCAAGGCTTGACTTGTCAGCACTTAACAACATTCCATTGCTGTAATCACCTGCCTTTATCCCGATAAAAAGCAGCACCAACCTTTATCATCTCCCCTTCTCTTTCAGGTGTTATTGCCTGACTTTTGATGTAATGCTTTACGCATATATCAAGGAACTCCGTATCCTTTAATTCATTCTGCAAAGCATATCCTTTTGCAAGGTTGCGCCACATGAATGAGCGAGGATACCAATTCATTTTATTTGCTGAATCCATATCTATTTGATTTGTTTGCTTGCGAATTTAACGCAAATTAGAACAAGCGAAAACACATGATAATAAGTATTGAATTTTGTAGCAATGGAAATCATGTCACCACGACCTATTGATTATGTTGTAAACACGGATGCGGAATACCCTGTGATGATGCTGGATAAGCACATCGGTTATGATGCAAACGATGGACAAGGAATAGATGCAGCAATGTTCGTTTCATCTTTGTACGCATTATGTGATAGAGGTGCAAAAACGATTACCGTTCGCATTAATTCACCGGGAGGAAACATCACGCAAGGCATGCAGATATACAATGCAATCCTTGAAGTACCATGCAAGGTTGACACGGTGAACATCGGTATGGCTGCATCTATTGCAGCGTGTATCTTCCAAGCAGGGCGCAAGCGTTCTGCTTATGATTATTCATTGACGATGATACATGAGGCTTACGACAGCGAAGGGAAAAGCCACATGGGCATCATTGACAAATTCAACACCGCAGTATGCACTATGCTTGCAAGGAAAGCGAATAAAACGCAAACTGAAATTAGGCAGATGATGAAAAAAGAAACATGGATGACAGCTGCCGAGTGTAAGCAGATGGGCTTTTGTGATGAAATCATCGAGAGTAATTCAGTGAATATGCCTCCGAAAAAATCCGTTGAGCAGGGCGTTATGAATGTTTGGAAGCATTACGCAAATCTTTACAAATCTGAAAACAAAATAAACAAATCAAACATGAACACAATTCTTAACAGGTTGAACCTGCCCGAAACAGCAAGCGAGGCAGAAATCACAGCCAAATTAGACAGCATCGAGAATGGTTACAAGACTACCATCGGTGAACTGCAAAACAAATTCAATGCCGCAAGTGAAGAACTTAGCACATTGAAAAATCAGATTGCTGAAAAAGAAAATGCAGAAAAAGTTGGTGCTGCTGCTGCTATCGAAGTGGAAGCAAAAGCATTCGTTTCTGAATTGGTAAACAAGGGCAAGATTGCCAACGATGAAGAAGTGATTTCTCTCGCAGTTGAGCAGTACAAGGCAAATCCCGAAGCCACAAAAAAAGTTTTAGGTGCCAATGCAGTGAACAAAAGCGGTTCTCCTGCACCAAGCACACAAGGTGGCAGCAATAATGTTCCAAAAGCTGGAACTTTCATTGTTCGCGAACTTGCAGAAATCGCAAACAAAACAAATCGCAAATAACAAACACAACAAATCCGTAAACAATGGGCTTACAAATCACAGACACCACCTATGCAGGAGAAGCAGCATCTTACATGCTCACTCGTATGGTGACAGGCGCAGATACCATTCAGAAAGGTGCTGCAATGGTGCAGGATGGCATCAAGAAAAAATTCACCATCCCAAAGGTTGAAGTTGCTGACCTTATTCAGCCTCGTCAAGAAACTCCCACCAGCAAAGGTTCAATGACCGTAAACGCTTCGGCACTTACTCCTGAAGATTGCATGCTGTACATTGAATTTAACCCAAGAGATTTCGAGCAACATTGGTATGCATTTCAGTTGGAAAACCGATTGCTTGATGAAACCCTTCCGCAGACTGCTGAATCATTCATCATGATGCAGACAATGGCTCGTTTAAATGAGTGGTTTGAAATGGCTTGGTGGCAGTCACGCAAGCAATTCAATCCTGATGGTGACAATGTTACTCCATCAACAAAAGGAGTGAACGAAACAGGCTCACCATTCTTTGATTCTGTTGGCGCACCTACAATGTTTTATTGGGATGGCTTCATCAAGAAAGCCCTTGACAATTCTGCTGTTGCAGTAACCTCTCCCATTGCATTGACATCAGGAAACATCCGTGATAAGATGACCGAAGCCCTTGCAAAATTGCCTAAGGCATTGCTCTTTAAGTTTGGCGCACAAGGTACTTCCATCATCATGTCTTATCAGGACAAAGCAAAATACGATGAGGCACTTCGTACCGATTCATTCAAGAACATTCGTTCTGATGAGGCTGGTTACACTCAATATCGTGGTTATGACATCAAGGTGCTTGCCGGGCTTCCCGAAAACACTTTCTTTGTTACTACTGCCCGTCCTGACAACCGTTCAAACACTTGGATTGGTATCAACTCTGTTGATGACAATACCCTTGACCTGAAAAAATTGCAGAACAACTCTGAATTGTACTTCATTAAAGGACTTTTCAAAGCTGATGTGAACTTCGGGTTCTACGACCAAGTTGTAATTTACACAACACAAACCGCTTAAAAAATCGAAAAATGAAAAACATCCTTTCACTTATTTTCCTGCTTGCTTTTTCAGTAAGCGTATTCGCTCAATCCACTTCGCCTCGTTTCGGTACAGGTGTGCGTGATAACACAGGTCGTGTTTTGACCTATAAACTCACCACCTATGCTGCCGATGCTGCTGGTAATGACACCGTGTTCTTTTCTCCTGATGGATGGGAAGTAAATGTGCGTGCATCTGTGAACATCACAGATAGCGTAAACTTCAAACCATCATTGAGAAATGTTCAATTAGGTGATAACCTTTATGTGTATGTGTCAAAAGGTACAGGTGCTGGTGCAGTAAGATTTCCTTCTACTCTATTCACCAATGATGCCTCCAATAACAGATATACCATCGGAGCAAATAAAACAGCTGTGTTCTACTTTAAATTCAATGGAACACGATATCACATGGTAAGTAAAACAATTCAGCCTTAACCATTAAAACACGCTGAACCATGTTTGAAAACTTAAAAAGTTTTGTACAAGGATGCGAGATTGCATCGTTGTATGTGAACAAAGAAACCGGGGAATGGCTGGGCTTGCAAAAGCCCGGCTACGACCTGATGAGCAGGGAAGAAATTCTAAAGCTATCAGGAAGCCCGGAGGAAAGCGAAACAGCAGAAACAGCTTCCACAAAAAAAGGTAAAACCAAGAAAGAGGCTGCCGAATAAGCAGCCTTTTTTTTTAAACAAGAAAAAAATGAACTTACCAAGCGTAACAATCATAAACGGACAAGGCGGTTTACAGCGACCACCTGCTGGAAGTGACTTCATAAGCGGAATTATCGCTTACATGAGCACATTGCCATCAGGGTTTGACAGCAACAACCGCACGAAAAAAGTAAACTCATTAGCGCAAGCAGTTGCGCTGGGCATCAACTTCAACTTCTCTGAATACAGCGCACCATTAGCAGTTAAGCTAACAGGCAGCGTGCAGGTGACAGCAGTTGGCTCAAATGGCAACACCATCACCATCACGCACACCAATGTAAAGGGCGAAGTTGTTACTTTGGGAACTTACACCAAAGTATCAGGTGATACCACGACAACACAAGTAGCAACTGCTATCAGAAATGCGATAAATGCACGCACGAACATCACAGGATATACTGCAACAGCAAGTACATCAACTGTGACAATAACAGCACCTGCATTCAATGGTATTTTTGCAGGTACGCTTGCCACGAATATCGTTGGAGCAATAGCCACGACCAACACAGCTTTTTCAGGTGGAACGATTTCACCTATTGCTGCATTGTACTATCATGTGAGTGAGTTTTTCAGGGCAATGCCAAACGGAGAACTTTACATTCACATTCCTGCATCAATCTATGGCGGCACATTCTCTGAAATTACCACTTTAGTGAACTTTGCGCAAGGCAAAATTCGTCAGATAGGTATCATGAACGATTTGCAAACAGCATTTGCGACATCGCAGATTTCAGCTATTCAGGCTCGTTGTGAGGATGCATTCACAGCAAACAGACCTATCGTTGCAGTATTTGCTCCTGAGATTAGTGCTACATCAGACCTTGCAAACCTTGTTGACCTTTCAGGATTAGATTCCGAAATGGTTGGCGTGACCATCGGGCAAGATGGAGGCACAACAGGTGTAGGTGCATGGCTGTACAAGTCATTGGGCAAATCGCTTTCAGATTTAGGCGCAAAACTTGGAACGCTTGCAAAAAGCAAAGTGAGTGATTCTTGGTCATGGGTTGGTGCGTACAACATGACTGATGGGCTTGAATTGAACAACATCGCATTCAGCAATGGCACTACCTATGATGCAGCTTACACCGCTGGCATCCTCGAGCAGTTGGTGACCTATGGATATTCATTCCTTTTCAAAATTGTTGATACTGTTGGCACATACAACACGCAGCCGAACACATGCACGCTTGAATCTTCTGACTATCGCTTTTTGTACCTTAACAGGGTAATTCAAAAGGCTGGCAGGTTAGAAAGAATTGGAATGATACCTTATCAATCTTCACCTGTACTTTTGAATGCTGATGGAACGATGACTGATGTGACAATCGAAACATTTCGCAGCGCAGTTGAACAGCAGCTTGACAGCATGGTAAGGGCATCCGAGATAAGTGCGTATCAGGTGCTTATTGACCCATCGCAGTTGATTTTGCAAACAAATGAAGTTGAGATTGCAGTCAATATCCTTCCTGTTGGCGTTGCTGATTACATCACAATTAAGAACACATTCACCCTTTCAATCGCTTAAAAATTATGGCAACATTGATAAATGGCGTTAGTTATTCATGGAGCAACCTCAACTTTGTCGTTGGGGGTGTTCCGATTGTAGGAATAACAAAAATCGCATACAAAAAAGACCAAGTAAAAGAGAACATCTACGGAGCAGGAAACCAGCCTGTATCTCGTGGATATGGAAATGTCACTTACGAGGGAAGCATCACAATCAAGCGTGAGGAATTGCAGCGTTTAATCATTGCAGCACCGAACAAGGATATTGCCAACTTCGCACCGTTTGACATTCCTGTGATTGCTGCTGGAACAGGTGTAACGCCGATAAAGGACACGCTGAAAAGTGTGGAGTTTAAAGGTTTTGACATGAGCGCATCGCAGGGAGATACATCTGTGGATGTTGAATTAGAACTTGTGATTGGCGAGATTGTTTCTGCTTAAAAATCAATTATCTTTGTGGATATGAAACCACAAGAAATTGAATCAAAAGAAGCGGAGTTAACAGCAAAGCATGGTAGGAAAGTAACTTGCCATGCTTTTGCTATTTCAGAAAGTGACACCGCATATTTATTCCTGAAAAATCCTGACCCTGCCATTAAGATGATGGCTATTGATGTCTCGATGGAATCATTTACAAAAGCATCCGATTATCTTTTCAAGGCAAGTGCATTGAAAGAGGAAAGCGACCCACGATTTTTCAGCGGAAAAGAAGAAGATGAGGATTTGTATTTTGGTGCATTAATGACCTGCCAGCAGTTGGTAAAATTTGCCATTGGAGAGGTAAAAAAAAAGTAGCAGATGGATATGATGTTGCCAAAAGAAACATCATGTCTGATGCAGGAGAATTCATGCGCATGGAAGCATGGTGCATGCACATACTGCATAAAAATTTTGATGATTTAAACGAAGAAAAAATCGGCAGGCTTTGGGCGCAATGCGAATATGTAATGAAACAAAAAGGATATAAATTTAATTGACATGGCAATTAATAACGAGGTAAAATATACCATCTCTTTAAAAGATTTGTTCACATCAGCCATTCGCAAAGCAAAAGGTGAAACTGATGAATTGGATAAAAGTGTTAACAAGGTACAGGGAAGTGCAAACTCTTTAGGCGGTACAATGTCAAGAGTATTTGCAGGAGTATCTGTTGGCTTATTTGCAAAAAGTATTTATGATGTAGGCACAGGCTTTGAGAATGCACAGATGGGATTGAAAACCCTTTTAAAAACAGAGGAAGCTGCAAACGATGTGTTTAATTCAATCATGGAAGATGCACAGAAAACACCATTTGATTTTAAAAGTTTGCTCATGGCAAACAAGGCTTTATTGAGTGCAGGAGATAATGCAGAAAATGCCCGAAAAGTAGTATTAGACTTGGCAAATGCTATTGCTGCAAGTGGTGGAGGAAGCGATGAACTTGGGCGAATGGTTGTTAATTTGCAGCAGATAAAAAATACAGGCAAGGCATCAGCATTAGATATTAAGCAGTTTGCTTTTGCTGGAATTAATATCTATGGTGCATTAGCGGCAGCCACGGGATTGCCTATTGAAAAAGTACGAGAATTGGATGTTACCTATGAGCAACTTTCCTATGCATTAGAAAAAGCAAGGGCATCAGGTGGAATGTTTGAGAATGGTTTAGAAAATGCAATGAACACCGTTTCAGGTGCTACATCAAACTTGGGGGATAAATTTGACTTGTTGAAATTTAAACTTTTTAACATGGCAAAAGATGGATTGAATTCAGCATTAAATGGACTTGCTGCATTTATTGAAAAAATTGAGCAGGTTGTCAGATGGAATAAAGAAAACATCGCAGGGATAATTGAATTCACACGCAACCTTGTTGAAGGTATGATGCCAGCATTGAAAATTGTTGGAGGAGCTTTACAAATTGCCTTTTCAATCACATCAGGATTAATTCGAGGATGGAATAAACTTGGCATACTTGGACAATCATTGCTTGCATTTGCATCGGGCTTTGTCATTGCATTAAAAGCAATTCAGGCAGCACAAGCGGTGTACAATGCAACGCTTGCAATTACTGCTGCATTATCAGGTAATTGGGCAGGTTTGGCTGTGGCTGGAATTATTGCCGCAGCAGGTGCAACATGGTTTTTAGTTGATGCAGCCACTGAATACAACAAAAAGAAAGGCGAGGCTTTAAGGATGAAAGGCAAAAAACCTGCATTAGCAGCAGCAGCAAAGCAAGCAACATCAACAAAAAATGCAGGTGCAGTAAGTGCAGCACCAGCAGCAAGCGCAACACCAGCAGCAGCAAAAGCAGAAGCCCCGAAATACACGCAAATAAACATCAGTATTAGCAAGATGCAAGCGAGTGAAAACATATACATTGAAAGCGGTGTAAAGCAAAGTGAAAATCAAATTGCAAACAAGGTTCTCGAAATGCTCACAGGCGCATTGAATGATTCACAGCGCATGGCAGGTGTACACTAAAAAAAACAGACATGGCAGTTAATGGAATTTTCATCCCTGACAGGAATAATCAGATACCTGAAAGAATTTATCAGATAGGAGAAGCGTTCGGTATTCAGCAAATCACCGCTGGCATCCGTTCGGCATTCATGCCACCTGACAAGGGCAAGGACAACAAAGTTGAGAGAAAATCATTTTTGGGCACACCTGTGATGAGCAATTTATCCATTGCTGCCGATGAGTACACGACATCATCAGGGCAAAGGGTGAAGTTTGCCAACTTAGATTTTGATTGCGTTTTATTTGAGATAAGACAAATCAAAAACATAATCTACACACCAATACAGGGAAGGGATGGAACGGTGAAGGAATACATCGGCAATGGTGATTTTGACATAAACTGCAAAGGAGTAATTGCAGGAGCAAATGGAAGATATCCGAACAAGACAAACGGAACACAGAGCGGAGATACATTGAATGTGGTTGAGAACTTGCTTGCGGTTGCAAATTGCAATCAGGAAATCACCATCAACTCATGGTACTTGACCGAGATATTCGGCATCTTTCAGATAGTGATAACTGATTTTGACTTAGGGCAAGAAGAAGGCATGTATGGCATGCAGAGATTTTCGTTCAACGCAAAAAGCGATTCACCATTCACCATCAAGCTGAATGCTTAACCTAAAATCATTCATAAAAATTACGCAGCAGGGCAATAAAATTTACCCAAATAGAAGCGATACATTCACTTTTGATTTTGTCAATAGTGTTGAGGTTGTTTCGACATGGGAAAATCTCGCAGACACAGCGGAAATAGTAATGCCGCAGAAGTGTTATGTACTTGACAAGAATGGCAAGCAGTATTCATGGCTTGGAAAGAATATCGGAGGCAAGCAGGACACAGCACCCATCATCATGCGAGGTGATAAGATTGAGATTTCACTTGGGTATAACTATTTTGATGTAACGCAAGGCGTGAACAAGCGAGTGACTGAAATGAACTTGGTTTTTTCGGGATATATTTCAGAGGTGAAAAGCAAAAAGCCCATCACCATTAAGTGCATGGACAACATGTGGAAGCTATCCCAAACGCTTGCGCCCAACAAAGTTTGGACAGGCAAAACCATTCAGGAAGTGGTGGAGGAATTATTGAAGCCAACAGGATTAAAACTAAACACCACGATAAGCGGTGAAAAATTATCCACAAAAATAAACCCACCTATTCAATCACAGAATCAAACCATTGCACAGGTGCTGGAGATGATTCAACGAAACTACAAGTTTGAAACATTCTTTAAAGGAGATACTCTGTACACAGGTGCATTCAGGTATTATACTGATGATGTGAAAGAGCATGTTTTCCGTTTTCAGGATAACATCATAAGTGACAACCTTGAATATGTCCGCACGGATGATGTCGTGCTTGGCATTCAGGCACAGAGTTATGAACAGGTCGCTGTTAATACAGGAACACGCAAGGATGGAAAGCCAAAAGTAAAGACAAAGAGATTGTCTTGTTTTGCAGTTTGGCAGTTTGGTGATGTTGTGGTGTATGATGCAAAGCCCGAAGGATGGCAAGGTGAGCAAAGAAGTTTAAATCTACCTGCAACCACATTGGATGAACTAAAATACTTGGTGAAGAAAAACGCTTACAAATTAATCTATCAGGGATTCAAAGGTGAATTCACAACCTTTGGTTTGCCCTTTGTTCGGCATGGAGATAACATCATAATAAGAGATACAATTTTACCCGACAGGAATGGAACATACAAGGCAAAGAAAAACACTATCAATTTCGGCATGAATGGCTTTCGGCAGACCATTGAAATTGACATGAGAGTAGATACATTAAGCAAGGACACGATAGATTCAGGGATATGAAACAAAGCGGAAACAATGCAAGACCTGTGATTGAGTTGATACGAAAAATCAGCAATCCGATGGCGTTGGATAGCTTTTGGATTGTCATTGGCGAGGTTATTTCTGTGGATGAATATGAGCGCACATGCGTTGTGCAACCATTGAATGATAAGAGCGAGGCAGAGATACCGAATGTTAGTTTGTCAGCCGAAGCAAACGATGGGCAGATATTAATTCCAGAGGTTGGAAGTGCTGTGATTGTTGGGAGAACAGAAAAGTTTCAACCATTCATCATCCTGACATCCGACCTTGCAAAATATATCCTGTATGCTGAATCAATAAAATTCAACGGAGATACACATGGCGGAATACCCATTGCAGATGAGATTGCCTCGCAGGTTAATGCAGGTTTAAACGCAATTAAAGCAGCATGTATTGCAGCGTACACAGCGCAAGCAGGTATTGATGGCAGCTTAGGAATTAACGCATTCAACGCATCCATAACTGCATTGCAACCAATCAATTCAATAACTTTGCAAAACACGAAAGTAAAACATGGCAACGACTGATTTTTTGATAGCAGATGACAATGACGAACTAATCGTTGACGGTGATTATGCGGTGGGTGATAGCACCATTCAGCATATTGATGATTTGATGCTTGCAAGCCCCGGCACATGGCGTGAATATCCATTGGCAGGTGTTGCCATCGGGCAATATCAGAGCGCACCATTGAACCAAAAACAAACGATTGAGCGCATTATTTATGAGCAATTAATAAACGATGGCTTTCAAAACATATCTATCATCACACAGCAAGATTTATCAAGCAATTCACTACAATTCAGCGTAACAGGTGAGCGAGTATAGGGTCATAAAAGGACAGAGCATCAATGATGTGTGCATCGTTGTGTATGGCAATTTGGAAAGGTTGCCGCAGCTTCTTATTGATAACCCTTTTATTAATTCATACACCTATGTTTTGCAGGGCGGTGAGTTGATAAATTACGATGCAAATCTATACAAGCTACCACCACGCACTATCACAGCATCATCATTCATTGATAGCACCTTGAAAACAAAGCAAGGGCAAGCGATGCAGAACATTTTTGATATATTGATTGAAACCTATGGGCGCATGGATGACTTGTTGATGCTCATGGTTGATAGCGGACAAAATGCATTCGGAGATATGTCAGCAAACGGAAAAATCTTTAACTTTGACGAAAGCAAGATTGAGGACTTAATTCAGTATGCAAAACTCAAAAAAATATCATCGGGATTACTTGGTTTCCCCGGCGGTGGTGGTGGCTCGATTGCCATTCCTCCTTTTGCATTTCAGCAAAGTGCATTCTCATCAGGATTTGCTTAAAAAATAGATATGTCAACAAGGGCAGATATAACCAACGAGATAAACATTCGGATAAACGACAACACAACGCAGGATATTACTCCGTTGGATGTTCGCACGGTATTGGATTTGTTGAACGCGAATGGCATCAACTATGATGATGATGTATTGACAGGCAATTACAGCAAGAATTTTTCAATCACACGGGCAAATCTGCAAACTGCAATTACGGGTTCTGCCTTAGTTTTAAAGGCATTTTATCTTATTACAAATGCAGTTGGGAATACGAGAGTTGTACTTGTTCAGGCATCATCAGCAAACACATTATACGCTTATGCAACGGATGTAAACACAGGTGCTATTGGTACATATAATGTAAGCACGGATGTTTTTACTGCGCCATCTGGTTCAGGTGTTGCAGGAGTAACGGGAAATATCGTTGATAACACAGACCCTGCGAATCCTGTAATTACTTCGCCATACACGAGAGATGCAAATGATAATGTTTTCTATGATGGCGTTACAGCAACGCTTGGTAGTGGATGTTCAAAAAACATATTTCATCAAGCTGCATCAAGCAACATACTTGGAGATAATTGTGTAAACAACATTTTTGAGCAGAGTGCAAATGGATTTACTTTCGGAAATATCTTACAAAATGTAACAATTCGCTCGGGAGGTTCAGGTCAAGATTTTTCCGCATCACCGACCTATGATTTTTTATACAATCAAGATTCAGCTGCTGAAATTTATTATCAAGGTGGGGATTTTTACCACAAGATAATTGATGCAACCAAGCATCAGTATATTGTAAAGAATTTAACCACGCTTGATGTATTTTACTATGGCGTTGGTGCGATACCTATCACAAGGGCTGATTTGCAAGCGTTACAAACTGCATCATCATTAATTCCCGGGCAAGCATACATCATCACAAATGCAGTTGGAAGCACAGCAAAAATTCAGGTTGTTGCAGACACAACAAGTGCATTATATAGCGGTGCAATTAATCTAAGTGGAAACACCGTTGGAAGCTACACGATAAACAGCGACACCTACACAGCATCGGGAGGAGGTTCAGGAATACCAAAGGCAACAGCAAGCGGAACGGACACATATACAGCAACAATTACGGGTGTTGCATCATACGCTGATGGGGATGCTTATTTAATAAGATTTCCCAATGGAAACACCACATCTGCAACATTGAACATAAATTCGCTTGGTGCAAAATCACTATACAGAAATAACGATGGTGCATTGATTGGCGGTGATATTTGGGTAGGTGCTGAAATGCTATGTATTTACAATTCCACCTTAAATGGATTTCAATGTATCGGCACATCACCCAATAGCCTTTTTTCCTATGTAACGAATGCCGAAAGCATCACAATAAACAAAGGGCAACCCGTATATGTGTTCGGTGGACAGGGCGATAGAATTACGGTAAAACTTGCATCAAACTTAACCGATGCCACCTCTGCTCAAACCATTGGTATTGTTGCCTCCACATCAATAGCAGCAAATCAAAAAGGCATCATCATCATTCAAGGGCAGTTGGATAATTTAAACATATTCCCAACATCCACATGGTCAGATGGCGATTTTGTTTACTTAGGCGCAACCGCTGGAACGGTAACCAAGACAAAGCCATATGCACCCAACCACCTTGTTTATTTGGGCTATGTAACAACTGCAAACACAGGAAATGCAGGAAGAATGTATGTAAAAGTGCAGAACGGATATGAGATGGATGAACTGCACAATGTGAGCGCACAAACACCTGCTAATAATGATGGCTTGTTTTACAATTCTTCAACATCATTGTGGGTATCAAGGCAAGTTGCAGCAACGGATATTGACCCCAATGTTAGCAATACAGAATTTGGCTATTTAGATGGTGTTACAAGCAGCATTCAAACGCAGTTAAATGGTAAAGAGGCAACTATAACAACCTTACCAATAAGCAAGGGTGGAACGAATAGCGGCACTGCATTGAACAATAATAGGATAATGCGTTCATCAGGCGGTGCAATCGTTGAGGCAACAGCAATCACCGCAGCAAGGGCGTTAAAAAGCGATGCAAATGGAATCCCGACACACTTCGACACAACCACCGAGCCAAGCCTTACAGAGTTAAGTTATGTCAAAAATGTTACATCTGCAATTCAAACGCAAATTGATACAAAACTTGCATCGGCAGTTAGTTTCAATCGACAGACAGGAAGTTATACGCTGGCTGCATCGGATGTCAACAAAATGGTTGAAATGAATGTTGGTTCTGCAAACAATTTAACCGTTCCGTTAAATTCAGTAGTTAGCATTGCGGTTGGTAGTGTTGTCATGGTATCTCAATATGGAGCAGGGCAAACAACTATTGTCGCAGCATCAGGCGTTACCTTGCGAAGCGTTGGAGGTTGGCTAAAGATTTCAGCAAGATATGGTGTTGTTTCACTTGTCAAAGTGGCAACAGATGAGTGGTATGTTTACGGAGCATTAACAGCATAAGATGATAGCACAAATTGGCATAATTGAATCACAGCTTGATTATGATGCTTTGGCATTTATTAATGCTGCTGGCATAACAAATCAAACGCATGTACTTGCTATTCAGTACCTTGTTTTTCAATTAAAAAAAGAAGGATTGTGGTCAAAAATGTATGCCGTTTATCCCATTGTTGGAGGAAATTCAACCACACATAGATACAACTTAATAAACACAGCAAACTATCTTATTACTTTTTTTGGAGCAATCACACATTCAACGGATGGCATGGTGAGCAATGGAACGACAGGGTATGGCTTGACAGGATTTGTACCAAGCACACAATTAAATACAACGGATTTGGTCAGTTTAAGTTTTTATTCACGAACAAATGTAACCAATGTTGGTTCGCCATACATGATAGGGTCTATTGGAAATAATACAAATGCAGGTATATGTGGATTGACGATTCGTGCAAATAATTCTACAAGTACATTTGCAACAGACATTTCAGGCGTTACAAATAGAACAGCAAACAACGCTACACTTACTAATTCATCAGGATTTTTTGCAGGTTCACAAAATGGAACTAACATAAAACTTTATCGAAATGGAACTGATGTTACAATAACACAAGGAGCATATTCTTCTCAAAATGTTTCAAATCTTCAAATAGCAATACTATCACTTAACAATACCACTTTAGGCGGTGTGACAGGATTTATTACACCTCATCAATGTGCCTTTGCTCATATTGGGCAAAAGTTAACTGATGCAGAAAACACAACATTATACAACATTGTTCAGCAGTACCAAACAATCTTAGGAAGAAATGTTTAAGCCATGATACAGATAACACTTGACAACGACACGAACAACCTGCCGCAGATAGCGCAGTTTAAAGAATTGCAATGGAACACGGAAAGCAAATTCATAAAGCTGAAATCCATATATGGCGTTTATCAGAATAATGAGTTTACATATGGAAATAAAACGCTTGAGCAGATTGCAAATAATTCGCAATGGGTAGATTCCAAAACAGGCGAATACTGCAATGAGGAAGATAAGGATGCCATTGGTGAATATGATTTTTTTATGACATTAATTCAAAACCCGATTGATTTGCCAAACACTATTCAAGCGTACATGAATAAAGCGAAGCAAGCAGGCAAATATGTTTAGTTGATTCACCATGACAATACCTGAAATCATCAACATCCTGCAAAACAAAATTGCAGGGTTAGAAAAACAAAAAAAGTCTGCCGAAGAAGCTGGCGAACTTGCCGAAGTTGTACGCTATCAGAATGAGATTGCTGAAACAAAGGCAACGCTGATAAAATTGGAAACAATAGAACTCGAATAAAACGAACATGGATAGGTTATTCACAGAGATTCACGAATACATCAATTATCATGTAGATAAGTTGTTCGGCAATTCTGTAAAGTATAAATTCATGGCATCATTGAACTACATGCTGACATCACACTTCGGCAGGATGATGACAGGGGCTTTGCTTGTTGTGATTGGCTTATTGATTCGTGGGCATTATGAGAAAAAAATGTACTACGATGCAAACACAATGTCATTGGTGCAGCCAACAGATTTTTTTTATTATGTTTCGTTTTTCCTGACATTCACAGGTTGCATTATTCTTGCAATCTATATTATCATCCTATTTTACAATATGATTCGGAATTTATTCAGATAAAACAGATAGTATGATACATTTTGTTTATTGGATATTTATTTCAGCATCATTTGGCTTTATCGAGGCAATCATGTTTCATGTTGCCGATTACAACAAGCTAAAAAAATTCAATAAGCAATACAATGATATTCATGTGTTTTTTACCCTGCAAAGGATAATGATATACATTGCCATGTTCACATCATTCAGACACATGGTTTTGCTTGCCATTCCCTGCATGATGGTTTTTCCTTTTTTTCACGATGGCGTTTATTACATGATGCGAAATAAGTTGTTGCCTATCATATATGAGCGAGGCTTTTTCGATTCGCCAAGCATCAGCAATACAGCAAAAACAAGCATGCCATTTTACCAACGAGCATTAGTTGCCATTATCGGGGTAATGATTTTTGTTTTTATTTACAAATCATCAATATACCAACAATGAAATTCCTGCTACTTCG